AACTAAGTGTCCTTGTGTATAAATTTCAGACGACCTAAGATCGAGTACCTCTGTAAATGCTTCTTGTGAATCATTTAAGACGTCATGTGTATATCTTCTTGACCCTAGCAGTCGATTCGATTTTTTCTCTTTGTCTAGTGAAGCCATTAATTACCTCTAACTGTAGCTTAAGTTTATTGATGTTACTGGTGACTGATCACCTTTATATCTAATTATCACATACAGCTCATTGTCTGTATTATCTATGAACATTCCATCTGCATTTCTTATTGGCAGTGTATAAGTTGTTGATGAAACACTACCACCTGTATTTCCATATAAATCTATATTACTTGAGAATGGATTCTTGTGATTATCTGCACTAACACCAGCCTCAATTAAATTGCTTGTTGTTGCTGAAGGATCATATATTCTACAAGTCGATATGCTTGTATTTCCTCCTGCACTTGTGCCACTTTTTAAAATTAATCCTACTGCAACTCCACTAGTAGTACTATTCCAATTTACTAGTGTTTTTCCAACATTTACAGTCATACTTGTTTTTGTTCCAGATGATGCTTGAAATCTTCTAATATAGTATTTGTATGTTCCACTTCCAAAGTTTTCTGGAAACCAGTAACCATAACTTCCACCTGGATCAACTAAATATCCTGTTGAACTTCCTGGCTTTACTTGTAAGTCATAGTCACCAAGAACAGCATCACCTTCATCATTTGTTTGAAATGAATCTGTTGTAAAATATGCACCATTGAATGCAGTAACATTATCTGCAATTACAATTCTAAAATCTTCACCGAGAAAATTTTCTTGTGTGCTAGTTACTGATGTTGGATCATATCCCTGTGCTCTACTGTAAACTGCCATACTACCACTATCGGAATCCTGTCCGAATAGTGTCGCATCATAAAAACTTATCGTTGAAGAGTCATCAGTTACAGATGAGTTTTTCCAGTTTCTTCCAGTTGCTCTAAATTTTAAACTGTAGTTTAATGTGTTATTTGATGATCTATTTTGTCCTACATTTGTTGAATTACTACTAAGTGAAAAAGAGAATGATGAGCTTGCAACTGCTACATCATCTATGTCTGGTGTTTGTCCTGAAGTGCGCTTTGTTGTAAGTGTACTATCGATCACATAATTGTTATTTCCAGTTGAAGATACACCTGAATTATTAACTGTTGTTGTAGTATTTGATAATGAAGTTGATCCTATATTGCCCCATGTATCTGTAGGTTTACTATTTACTAGAACTGACGAAGCATAGCCAAAACCAGGATCAAATGATTTTGATACTTCAGAATTAAACTCATATGAATATGAAGTTGTTAAAAGATACGGAGCACCACTTAAACTTCTAGAAGTTGCTGAAAACGCTGTTTGTGTTGCAGCACTATTGACTACTGCTGTTGGTGCACCTGTTGTAATGTCTGTTGGTATGTCACCAGTGTAAATATAAAATCTTGTCGATGAATCACTAGCATTATTGTATACAAAATCACTTTGACTTCCTGTCGCGATTCCTGCTTTTACACCGTGATAAGCGTAATATCCAGATGCCGAAATATTATTTGCTGCTGTTGCACCTGCTGTATATTTTCTACCGCTTACGGCACCTGCAACACTTGCAAAGTCACCATCTTGAAATGCTGAAGGTATTACTGCTGGTTGTGCAGTGTCTATTTTTGCTAAAATTAACCCGTCTCCAGAAGTTCCAAATGAAGTAGTTGTATAATCAGTCACAGATGATGTTGTAAAAGTTGAATTTTCATCAGGTGTTTGATCATCATATGAATCACTAAAAGATTGTGTTGCTATAACTCTTACTTTATATTCTGTCGCGCCTCCGCTTGTAAGACTTCCTAAACCAAAATAGTTAGAATTACTACTTACAAGTGTTGAGCCTGCAGCATTTGCTGAAAGAGTGTGTGTGAACGTACTAAATGTTCCTTGTGTTGTAATGTTAGAAGAAGGTATTCTAGATGCATAACTTCCATGAAATGGATTAGTCCCTGCATCATCATTGTTTGTACCTCTATCACTTGACTGTACCCAGTTTTTGTGTTCTAAATAGTCTAATACAGCTCTATAAGATGCTGTTGCTGTTAAATCTACAAATGCTGATCCTGTCCAACTATTGCTTAATCTTGCATTTTCATATGTTGAACCTAACACACCATTGAATAATGAATTTTTAGATGATTCTGTTCCATCAGAATATGTAGCTGTAACGCTTCCGTATGTCTTTGTGTTTGGCGAAGCATCTGCAACATCCAATGAATGGCTTAAGACACCAGCCATAAATCTTAATATTTCACTCACATGAGTTTCATTTGTAAAATTATTAAAAAAACTACCTTCTAAACTTTGTCCCCAGTTATTTGATGTAGGATAGCCGTTTTGAATATTATTGGTAAATATTGCAGTTGATGATGTTGATGATGCTACAATTTTAGCAGATCCTGTAACTTCAATATCGTTTGTCGTATTTTGACTTGATCCTGTCAATTGAAATATTCCTGATGTCATGCCTGTTAACAGTGATCCATCACCTACGAATGATCCTGAGAATACTGAACCGCTTACAATTGTAAATGTTGGTGTTGATGATCCGGCTATAGTTATTGTTTCTGCGTCGGTGCCACCAAATACGAGTGTGTTAAAGCTCATATTTTGTCCAGCTTCTATTGTAAGCGGCTGAACAGAACCTCCTCCACCTCCTCCACCTTTTGCAATATTATTTATTACAGTAACTGTTTTTGCACCGTCTTCATCAACTCCTGCAATTGCTGATATGTTTACATCAGTACTGTCATTTAAAACTATTTGTTTTGGAGTTATAAATTTTTCTGTGTTTACTGCAGTTGGTGGATATTCATCTGGCAATAAGTAGCCGTTTAGAGTCAATGAAAAACTAGTCTTTATCTTTCTAGTTGTGCCTTCATATTCACTAGCATCTGTATAACTATCTATCTTTGTTCTAAATCTAAACTTACCTGGATCACCCCAGTATGAACCTTCTGACCAATTTATTTTTTCTACAATATGATTCATATGATCTGTAAAATTTGTCCACACTATAAAGTCATAGCTTAGCTCTACATAATCAGGTACTGCAACAGAGAATATTTCTTTTTTGGGTGTTAACCCTCTTAGCGCTGTTAGCTTATCATATCTGTTTTCTCTTGTGTATTGGCTTTCATAATGCAAGTGCAACTTTGGATCCATCGGATCTATTTTATCAACAGGAATAGTTGTATCTTTTTGAAACCCTGTACGTCTAAAAGCTATTACGGGTGCCATTACTTTTCTTTTTTGATCTCTTATAACACCTTGTTTTTGTAATGCAGCCCATCTTTCTGGATTTGCGTATATTATAGGTACTTTTACTTGCTCACCATTTTCTTCTATATAGGGTTTTATGACGTTTTCAAAATAGTAGAATATGGCAGAATCCATATCCATTAAACCGACTGAGACACTTTTTGTCTTGTCGCCTAATCGAGATACTTGCCTTCCTCTATTATTTTCTACTATTGTTGGTTTTTCAGCCATTAATACCCTCTACTTCTACTTAAACCAACTTTTGTTGGATCTGCAAGAAATGCGTTACAAACAACAGAATGATTATTTTCTTGCATTCCTGCTAGTAACTGGTTTTCATTTATTGTGGCAATCTCAAAGAAGCCGTAATTCCACTCTATTACATCGCCTATATCAGGGACATAATTTGCATCTATTAACTGTTGTCTTAAGAATGCGAAACTAGCATTTTGATTAGCACTAGGTCCAAATTCATTTGTATCATAATCAAAATCGTCTGCAGTTACAAGACATGTTAGCTTAACACCGTTTTGGTAACGTTTCCCTGAAGATGCTTCACCGTATAAATTTGTTTCTGTCTCATAAACTGAAACTTTATACACTACTACTTCCTGATTTATAATACCAGACTTTTCTGTCTGTGGATTGCCTAACAATTCTTTATTGACAGTATCAAAAAACTCTAAATCTTTTGATCTTAAAAAACGACCTGCCATTTTGTTATCCTATGTAAATGTTTAGGGGCACTTTGTTTAGTTTCTCTTGAAGACGTGTACTCTCTTCGCTGTCTGCCTCCATCATCATTTTTCTACTTGTCTGTTCTAAATTTTCTCTAAGTTGTTGTATTAATGATTCTTTTTCTGCAGTTGCTTCTGCTCTAAGTGTATCACCGTCCATGCTAACTTCAGAATTTGGTATTGGTACAGTACCAAACTTTCCTCTTATTGTGCCTAACAGTTCTTTTGTTAGAGCTAAACCGTACTTCCTAATCCATTGTTTACCTACGTCATTAATATATGTATACTGCATATTATCATAGGGCACATTTGAATAATCTGATATTGGATTAGGATCTGACCCTGACGGCATTGCAAGTGAGTCATCTCTGTCTGCAGTTAAAACATAATCAAAATACAGTCTAGTATTTTTTTCGGGTATTGGAAATATTGTTAATTTATTATTAACTAATTGAAATGAATACTGTGATTTCCTATATTGATCATTAAATTCTATTGCTTGCATTCTTAATAAATCTTCAAATATTGGCATCAGTACAAAAGAAACAGCGGGAGAATAGTCACCAAAACCAAAGCCCTCAACAAAATTTGCAGTTCCATAACCAGTTGTCGAATATGGATCGAAATATCTATTTATTGCAGGTGGTGCTTCATGATATATCTTTTTTATTTCTATTGCACCATTTCCTGACTCTGAAACTGCAGCGTATAATGAATTTAAATCATATTCTTGACTACCACTTGATATATTAATACTACCTTTTTTATAATCAACATATCCACCAACTCCTGCTTCTGTTCCGTATTGTTGACTTAAAAATACTGTTCTTCCTAATGTAGGAGTAACTCTCTTTCCTGTCAAGCTAGATCCTGTAGATTGACCTTGTAAGTGTAATAAATTATCTCTTATATTAAATTGGTTTACTTGTGCAGAATACTCTGTAACAGATTCTTCAAAACATGCGTAAAAAGAACCTGACTGCAATTCTACATCAACTATAGGATAACCTAATCTTCTTGCTGCCCAATCGGCAAAATTATCGGCAGAAGATGTAAATTCGTTATCTGAGTCATAAAAACCGTAAGGTGTTTGCCCTGATGAAAAAGAGCTACTGCCTTCCCAAATTGTTACTGACATTACATTCTCCAGTTAGAAACGTTTCATTTATAAATATCAAGATTTTAACAATATTGGAAGAAATAAAAAAAGGGCTCCAAAAAATGGAGCCCTTTTATATGATGTTCTAAATTAATCTAGCTTACACAAGATCAGATTTAGCAACGTTAACAAGACCGTAGAATTCTGGTCTAACCATCTTCTTCGCGTATCTTGTCATCACGCCTCTACGAGGTGTGAAGTTTGTTGGATCATAAACAACTGGTGTTAAGATCAACGGAACGTAAGGAGCATATACAGCACCTGTTTCTAGGAACTGAGCGCCTCTAAATCCAGCTAGGATTTGATCGTCCTGTAGATATGGGTTCTTATAAACGTTAAAACGATTATTAAGAGCACCAATCTTCTGAACACCCATTGCATACTGCTTAGTAACATCAGCATCAGAATCTGTAGCAAATCCAGGAATTGATTCGAGGATTGTAGCAACTTCAGGGCTTACGACAATGAAGTTAGCTCCACCACGAAGTGTCTTCTTGTGGATAGCGTTAGATACTGATTGTATCTTATTACCAAGAGTTTGGAACCATTCGCCTTTTGTATAAGCACTTGCATTTGGTGCAGATGCTACAAAGCCAGAACCATCCCAATCGAATCCAACTTGAGCTGACCAGTATTCAGTCTTTGCAGAAGCATTAACTTTTAACATGTCAATAATCTCAAGATCAACTTCCATTGTCACGTACTCAGACAACATAGATGTCAATTCAGCTTCAGCGTCAACAGCGTGATAAGCGTTTAAGTCCTGAGCAAGCTCTGGAGTCCAAACAGCTTTTAACTTACGTGTTTTAGCAGTAATAGCGATTGAACGCATCTGTATGTCAACTTCTGGAATACCAACGTTAGCTTCTTCAGGATTAGATCCTTCAGAGTTAGATGATACTTCGAAGTCACCACGTGTGATGTCGGTTGGTTGCTTGTGATATGCAATATGTATATCACCGCCTGATGCACTAAGTGCAACAGCTGCATCAACGATAAAATGAATTTTATCAGTACTTTCATTATAAGAAGTGAAAGCAGGATAAAATGCTGTTAATGCATGTGTACCTGATCCAGTGAGTGCGAAAGCTTTAACACCTTCTAAATCTGGATTAGATAACTGTGAGCCAGAGATTTCTATCTTGTTTAAGCTGTTTGCAGCAGCTGAAGCAGAAAGATTTGGATCAAATCTTACATCTGCCATAGAAGCTGTAGTAGCTGTATATCCAACAGTATCACTGACATCATTTATAGAGTAACCCCACTTACCAGCGCCATAAAGGCCACCAGCAGGGTCGCCAGAGCTAGATGTATCACCATAGATGTCAGCACCTTTGGAATGAATAGCACCACTCTGTTGTGTTGAACCATATTTGAAGTCTAAATAGAAAATTAGACCAGACGGTAGGTTCATAGGTTGTACAGAAACGAATTCCTGTGCAGATAATTCAGCAAAAATTCTGCGAACTAATGGTAGAGCAACACCGCTCCACTGTTCTTGATTAGCTGAAGTTCCTACATTTGAAGCTTCGTCGATTAACTGCTTTGCTTGGTTTTCCAAGAGTACAGCCATACCGGAAGTTTCACTCTCATTTTTAAGTCCTTCTAAAAGGCCAGTTGGTTCCCACTTAGAAACCAATTTACGAGAGGAACTAAGAAGCTCATTATGAGGATTATATCCACCCATTACGTCTTTCAATTGATCGTTATAAGACACGATATTTCTCCGTTATATAATGTTAGCGAGTTTCTTCATACGGCTTTTGAAGTCCGTATTCTCACCGATGATTGGTTTCTTTTTTGGTTGAGTAGAAGCTGTTGGCTTAGAAGCTTGACTAACACGTTTAGCAGACTCATTAACAGACTTACGATTCATTGACTCAGCAAATGTAGTAAAAACAAGTTTAACTTCGCGAACATTAGCCGCTCTATCAAATTGCTCAATTACTTTCATCTTCTGTTCCTCAGATACGTTTCTGCTTCTGAATAGCTTGTTAGTGTAAAGAAGCTTAGCGTTAAGAAGGTTAACTTCAGAAAGCTTATCTCTCAGATACTGTACAGTTTTCTTGTACTCTTCGAGTTCGCTATTTTCGTTTTCCAACTCTTCGTTTTTCTCTTCTTCATCTTCATCTTCCATGCCTTCTTCTTCTGTTAGAGCTTTAATGATTTCGTCAAGATCGATTTCTTCGTCCATATCTTCTTCTTCGTCTTCCATGCCTTCTTCTTTAGGCTCTTCATCTTCGTCATTCATTTCAGCTTCTAATTGGCGTAAGACTTCTTCGACATCATCATCCTCATCGTCCATGTGCTCACCTTCTTCGACTTCTTCATCTTCATCGTCCATGTGTGCACCTTCTTCTTTTGGATCTTCATCTTCATCATCCATGCCATATCCTTCGCCTACAGGTTGATCAGGGGCTTTTTCAAGATTTTCATCTTCTTCGCCAGGATTCTCATCGCCACCTTCAGACTCAGGACCTTGTCCAATACCAGAAGTATCACCTGCTTTAGCAGGCTCTTTGTTATCACTAGCACCGATTTCTGAAGAAACGTCATTCTCTTCGATTTCCTCTTCATCTTCACCGTAATAACCTTCATCGGCTTTTTCCTCATCTTCGCCATCCATTTCAGCTTGAAGCTTCTTAGATAGCATTGATTTCAGATGTGGGGTAAAGGCCTCTTCGAGGGCTATTTTAGCATTTGCTAATGCAGTTTCGCGCACGGCTTTTGCGTCAGCAATTGCTTCTTTTAATAGTTTATCCATTAGGATTCTCCCTTAAAGAGATTATATAGTTATTTGAACTATAATCTGATTCGATTATCTAGGAACACCTAACGAATGTAGGTGCATTTTATTTTTATATAAGTATGGTATAATATATTTAAAGTTCAGCTTTTTTTGACCTAATTTGAGCTCTTAATCTACCTTTTGCTCTTCGATCTCTTTTTATTGCTGAAGGCTTTACATAAAACTGTCGCTGTTGAAGCTCATGTAATATTCCTGCTTCTTTTACTTTTTTCTTAAATTTTCTTAATGCAAATTCGTATTTGTTATTTGTAACCTTAACTTTTATTGACATCTTTACCTCTTAGTCTTCTTCGTTTAGTTCTTTTATATCAAAGTATCTATTTAATATTCCACCCATATCTTCATATAAAGCAGCCATTCTATCTTGCAAAGCTTGAGCTTCTGTTGCTATTTTATTAAATTGAGTAGCTTGCTTCTTTAATTCATTCATATTTCTTTTAACAGTAACACCATCAAACCAATCTTTGGTTTCATCTACAACATGCTTTTGAGCAGCTTCAGCAATCTCAACAAAAGTTTTAGCAACATCTGCTAAATTATGCTTTTTGTATATTGACGGACCGTAAGTTGAAAACTCATTAACAGAGCTTACAAGGTCTTCTTTCGTCATTAGTTTTTTCTCGCCTTCTTTGGCAACTAATTCTTTTGCTATCTTTAATAAATCTGTAGATTTTTCTTCTTCAAACATATCTCCAAGGGGCTTTACTGTTACAACTCCACCGATAGATTCTTCTAATATATCTTTCATCTTCACTGCTATTCTCCTGATAGGATGTTAAACACTGCTTTTTCAACACCTTGCCACTTATTGCTCTTAGAACTTTTATCAACTGATTCATTGACAGGTCTTAAGAATGCGCCATGTGTTGAAGGATTAGAAACAAAATCAAATCCTATTAATTCAAAATCGTCTTGAACTTCGTCGCCGACAGATTCTTGTTTTATTGAACCTAAACCTCTTGAACTAATACCTAATTTGATTCCGCTCTTAAACAATTCTCTTAAAATATTTCCAGCAGGTGTTGTTAATACTTCTACGGTTCCTACTAGATCATTTCCGTTCCAATGCATCTCCAATACATTATGTGAAACGTTTTGTAAATTTATAACTGAACTATCAGGATGATCTAATTCACCCATAGCTCTTCTTTCTTTTATAAAATTATCTGTATACTTATTTGCTTCACGCATTAATATTTCTTTCGGATATACTCTTCCGTTTTGATTTCTCGCCTCTGCTCTTTGCAATACACCTTTAACAATAAGCTTTCCACCATTTGTGCTAATAGCTTCATTTACTTTGTCTGGTGTTATTTCAAAAGGAATTACGTCAACTAATAAAGATTTGTCCATTATACTAAGTCCTTTACTTTATGAGAAAGTCTTACAAGTTTTTCTGAAATTTTACCAAGTGCTGTCTTTGTTCTCTTCATATATCTATCAGACTCGAATCTCATTTCGTTTTTAAGTTTTACATTGTACTTTACTAGTTTTTCTATTTCAGTGATTCTGTTTCGAATTTCAGTCATAGACTTAGCTAGTTTTTGTTTTGTTGACATAGATTCATCATTTCTAAAATGCCAATAATTTTCTTTAACAACACTCATACCTGCTGATAATTTTAAATCATCTTCATCTTTATCTTTGTCTTTAGGATCTCTAAAAGCATAAGGTGTTTTTGGTGGTCCTTCACCGCCATCTATGCCGCCTGTAGCACTTAGCTCTTTTAACTCTTTTCGTATGAGCTTTTTTAGAAGTTCTACTAATTTCTTATTTTTTAACGACATTTTTTATCTCTGAAACTAACTGATAAAATCTCATAAGTTTCAAAACATGTGCTGTTTTTGGTTTTGCAATTTTTGTTTCATTAACAAGCTTAACACATTCTTTAATTTTAATCTTAACAACTTTGTTATCTATTGAACTATAATATTTCTTTAATTCAAATAATACATTTTTAAATTGTGATTCTAAGAATGTTTTTAGAGTTCCAGTACTTGAAACACTATTAATATATTCTCTAAGAACTTTTTTCTGTTCAGAAGAAAGTGTGTTGTACTTCTTGTTAAATTTTTCTACTAATATTTGATAAGCCAATAGGCGTAAATCTTTATTCTGTTTTTTAAGTTCAACAAGAGTTTGATCTTCTTTTTCTTTCTTAAAAGAAGAGATATGTTCTAAAATTGTATAATAGCTTTTTGAAGATTTCTTAGGATCTGAATAATCTTCTGTAAGTACATTGTATATTGAAGCTAATATCTTATAGTTTGGTATTCTGACTTTAAAGAATGAATCTATTTCAAAACTTTCTTTAATTGTTTTAATAAGCTCATATTTTTCTTTTCGTAACTTTGTCTGATTAACTGTCTTATTATAAGACTTTATCGTTGTTTCGATAAGATGTTTTGCATGTTCAGAATTTTTAATTTTGGTTTGTTGTAAAACATTAAAGATCTTAGCTTCTTTAAACAGCTCTGTATCTTTCTTAAAATACTGTTTTACAATTTTAGTTGACGGTGAGGACGTTGATCCGTTTAATGCGTCAGATGTTATTTGTCGTGTCAGCAACTCGAATAACAAGCCGCCATTTTTAAATTTTGAGTGTTTCATATATACCCTTAGCTAAGTCTCTTATGAATTCATTAATAAATATAAGAAAACTAAATTTTCTTCTTAGTTCCGTTAAGTTCTTCATCAATCTCAGATACTTCTTTTAATAATTGTGTTTCTTTCTTATCAAAGCTGTTTTTCATAGCATCAAAGTGTGCTAGTGCTAGAGGACTTTTTCTAAACTTATGTGTTGTAGGATTGTCTTCTCTTTGTCCAGAATGTAAATAATCATATTTTCCTGTCACATCACGTACACCGTATGTCTCTCTATCCTCAGTATCTCTTTTTGTATCTTCATCTTCCAAACCGCCTTGCTCATCATCACTTTTCATTTGTCCTTCTTCTGGTTGTTTTGCGGGGTCTGAACCTTCATTTTCGATAGAGTTCAATCTAAATGCTTGTTTTTTATCATCTACAATCTCATCTTGCATTTTATCTACATCTTTTGATGTAAAGTTTAATATATTGTCATAAATCCACTGTTGTGATATTAATCCCTCTCTTTTCATTGCCTCTGCAATATTATTTTTTCTTTCCCAAAGATCTAATCTTTCTTGCTCATATATTGTTGAAGGACTAGTAAGTTCTAAATCAAAGTCAACTAATGCAGCATCTGTATAACCTTGTGAGTATAAGTGCACTACGGCTATTTTTGTCAACTCACTTAAAACAATTCTTTGTATTCTTTCAATTGTTCTTGCGAACCTAACATCTTCTGCAGCAAGTGTTGCTTTAGATCCTACATTTTCTTCAAATCCTAAAAATGCTTTTGGGATTTTTAAAGCTGACAATAATTTATTTTTTAAATATTCAATATCTTCAACTGCCTCATATGTTAATCCTGGAAGTGATTCTATTTGTGTTCCACTATCACCACCACGAACTGGTAAATAAAAGTCTTCTGTGAGGTTTTGCATATTATATTTTAAATTATAGTCACCTGTATCTTCATTTATCACTGGCGCTTTTTTCATCTTATCAATAATACGCTTCATATATGTGTCAACTTCATTTGGTGGTAAGTTTCCAATATCAATTTTAAATACTCTTTTTTCTGGTGCTCTCATAATTCTGTGAATTAACATAGCATCTTCCATAAGAGATAATTGTTTCCAAACTCTTCTTCCGCCTTCTATCATTGACTTACCATAAGGTATGTAATTGGAGTCTGATAGTAACCTAAAGTGCGCTACTTGGAAATTTTGTAATTCTTGATTAGATGCATTGTGTGGTTGATTTCTTGGATCTGTTGCATCCAATACGAATTTTACTTCATAAGGATTATCAGGATCGAAGTCTTCTATACGTGATACATCATACGTTGATAGCGGAGAAACATTTATAATTCCATAGCCTTCTTTGACATCTAAGTTTAAAAAGAAGTCACCATACTTACACATATTACGAATCCAGGGCCATAAATTAAATTCTATATTTAAAATATCATAAAATAAATTATGTAATATTTCATGTATCTGTGGATTGTTTGCTTTTATTTCTAAAACATTTCCATATTCTGACTTCATTGTTGATTCATCTGCATATACGTCTAGAGCAGAGGCGATAATAGGATCATCATCCATAGCTTCATAGTCTCTAAATAGTGATATACGTTGTGCTTTTGCTAATTCTCCACCATAACCATGCATTGAACCTATTCCTCTTTTACCAGAGTATAATCTTTGGTACCTATCCATAAGTGTTCTAGAGCCTGCTTGAATGTCGTCGGTATCAACTACTTTTAATTTTTTACCGCCTACATTACGTACAATAACGCCTGTTGAAAATAAGCGTTGTATTCTATCGAAAAATGTATCTTGTTTTGCCATTTTATATTAACCAAGTTAGTGATTCTTTTTTGCCGGCAACTTTTTGTTTCCAGCCATAATCTTCTTCTGCTTCAACAGTGTAAACACCAGAGCTTGCTCCCATTTTGTTCATTGTTTCTTTAGTTATCCTCATATTTTCTTCATGAAGACGTAAACTAGTGTCTCTAACCCAGAGACTTATCGCCATACTCATCACAAGGTCATCGTTGTAGCCTTTAAAAGCTTCCGCTTTCCCATTATTAAATATAAAAACATATAATTCATCGATCAGTCTAATTGAATTTATTTTTACTTGTTTTTCTCTAATAAATTGTGATAATTTTTCAATGATGAGTGGCCTTGTTTTCATTGTTGTTGAAAATCCAGGTATCTGATTCCTATCTTCTCTTCTGTACTTGTTTGTATATTGTGTTTTTGTATCAACATACTTTAAATCTCTTTTCATCCAGAATAGGTTTCTGTATTCTCTGTCTAATAACACTTGTAAAACAGCCCAACCTACATTATTATTCTCAACAACTAGGACAGCATCATTATATTCTG